GTTATAGCGGATCCTGCAGTGTCCACCGCTTACCAGGAGCTAATGGCCCGCCTTGGAGTAGCTATCCAGCTATCCAAGTCGGTCCGTGATGCTCAAGGTTACGGGGTATTGGAGTTTGCGAAGCGAGTCTTCTACCGACGAGAGTCGGTGGGACCCGTTCCCTTACTCGAGGTACTTGCTGCAGCTGGTTCATTGCCAGCGTGGTTGGAGTTAGTACGAAAGTACTCACTTACCCTGACCCAAGGCCTTATGGTCTTGGGGTTCGGCTATCGAGCCGTTAGCAGAGTTAACCAATTATGGACCGCTATGCCTCGCCGTCTCCAAGGGTACGTAGTATCCTACTACGGCCCTGGAGGCCCTGGATTCGAGGGGGATATCCTAGGATGGATATCTCAAGGTCAGAAGGACCTGAAACCCGTGGACGACCAGTTCCTCCGCGACTTAGTCGCGGGGTTACTAGTCCGATGTGGGGATCTTGTCCTCCGGGCCCGAGCCTTAACTAAGTTAGTTGAGGTCGATCGGACCAGAGCTCACTATGGAACATCGCGATGGGAGTCTTGGCAATTGCCAAAGTTCCTATCGATCTTGGACCCGAAATACTCGGGGCCCAAATTCGCCGAAGCGGTTCGTAAGAACCCGGACGGAATTTGGTTGTCAAGATTAGTCAGCGACCTATCTCAGGATCAGATTCGTGCCCTGATGGGCATGATCGAGTTCTGTTATAGGGACGCTTTCTTCGATCTCCTTAGTGAACTGCGCGACATCGAGCGATCGCTCGCTTTAATCCAAACTGAGGGAGATTTTACCAATCTTCCGACAGTGATCTCGACCTTCCAAGAAGTGGAAGATCGGATCTCTCGCCTAGGTCTGGCTCCGAGTCTAACGATTCGGAAACCAGAGGTTAAGCTGTCCTCCTTCGTTCGCGGAGGGGTATGGCTTAGACGATGGCGAAGTTGGATGAAAGCTAAACGAGCCGACCAATAGTGGGCAGAAGGGTCCTAATTAGACCTGACAGTGTAGACACTAGATCCACGGATCCCTCGCCGAAGTTGAATTCGGTCTCTCTAG